CCTGAAAAATCAACTGAGGCTGGTGATTAAACGATGATAAAGCACCCCAAAATCCGTAAAGCCGTGCTGGATGCGCTGAAACTTTCGGTGACCGATCCTTCCGTCACCTGGTATGACGGCCGCCCGAGTTTTCTGACCGCTGAAGACCTGCCCGCCGTTGCCGTCTACCTTTCCGGTGCTGAACCCACGGGGGAAACCCTTGATGAAGATGAGTGGCGGGCGACGCTTCACGTGGAGGTATTCCTTAAGGCGGTGAGTCCCGATACCGATCTCGACCAGTGGATGGAGCAGAATATTTATCCAGCGTTGAACGATGTTTCGGCTCTTGCTGACCTCATTCAAACCATGACTGCCCAAGGCTATGACTATCAACGCGATGATGAAATGGCTACTTGGGGATCTGCCGACCTGCGTTACACCATGACATACACCATGTGAGGAATATATGACAACACCGAACCCCCTCGCGCCGGTTAAAGGCGCCCGCACAACATTATGGCTTTATACCGGTAACGGTGACCCCTACGCTAATCCGCTCTTAGATGTTGGCTGGACCCGTCTGGCGCAAATTAAGGACCTGACTCCGGGCGAACTGACCGCCGATTCTTATGATGACTCTTATCTCGATGATGACAACGCGGACTGGACATCGACATCACAGGGCCAGAAGACGGCAGGTGAGGCCAGTTTTACCCTGGCATGGAAGCCCGGCGAAACAGGGCAGCAAGGGTTGAATACCTGGTTTGATGAAGGCACAGATAAGACGTACAAAATTATGTTCCCTAACGGCGCGGTAGACGTTTTTACCGGCTGGGTGAGCAGTCTGGGCAAAGCAGTAACCGCCAATGAAGCGATCACCCGCACAGTGAAAATCACTAACAAGGGTAAACCGCAGTTGGCTGAAAGTATGACCGTTATCACCTCCGTTACCGGTGTTACAGCTGCATCAACAGCGGTGGCGTTGGATGTTGGCGAATCTACGACCGTGGCGATCACCGTGTTGCCGGCAGATGCCTCCGACCCTTCACTCCTGGCTACCTCTACGGCTCAGGATATTGCAACCGTCACGATTGTTACTGGCGTCCTGACCATCACAGGTGTTGCAGCAGGCACGGCTGACGTAATTGTTATGACTAATGACGGGCTTAAAGCCGTTGTCATTACCGTTACTATTTCATAAATATCACTTAACGAGCGCGGGAAATTCCGCGCTTACGGAGTAAATCATGTTCCTTAAAAACGAGCTTTTCACCTTCAACGGCGAAACGATCACGTTGTTTGAATTATCCGGGCTGCAGCGTATCAATCACCTCACGCATCTGGCCGAACAAGCCAAAATTGCACAGGCCCTGGAAGGAAATGAAGAGGTGATCACGTCTGAGTTGGTCGCCATGAATATCAGGAATAGTGCATTGCTGGTAGCGATGTCTATCTGGCACAACGATCGTATAGGGAAAACCGAAACTGAATTACACGAACAGGTATTAAGTGAATGGCCAGTGACCGCTATTTCCGAAGCCGAACAACGGATAAAAGCACTTTCTTGCATGGTGGTCCCGGCGGAGGAAAAGACTGTCACGGGTGAGGTTGTATCACCGGAAGCGACGGAAGAGGAACTAATACCGGAAAAGTCATCGCCGGCGAGTTGAAATTTGTCATGCGCCTGGCTCGCGAGTTTAACCGCCCGGACTGGCGCGCGATGCTTGCCGGCATGAGTTCAACGGAGCTTATGGAATGGGCGGAGTTTTATAAAGATCATTATTTCCAGCCCCACCAGTTAGATGCACATTTTTCTCATTTGAGCTACCTGATCATGTCAATGGCAGGTAAACACGAACTGACGCCCGCCAGTTTTAGTTTTCTTAACCCCCCAGCTCCCGACGTTCAGCTCAGTAATGATGAATTGATGTGTGTTGCCGAAAGTATTCCCGGAGGAGTTCGCTATGTCCCAGGCGGTGGGTGATCTTGTTGTTAGCCTCGATGTTGATGCGGCAAAGTTTAAAGAGCAGGTCGAGTTTGCCCGTAAACAACTCGGAGGATTGGGTGACGCTGCGCAAAAAGCCGAGGGGCAAGCTGTACAGTCATTTACGAAACAAGAAATTGCAGCACGACGGGCTGATCTGTCTATGGGCCAGTACACCAATGCTGTGCGCATGCTCCCCGCCCAGTTCACGGACGTGGCCACTCAGTTGGCCGGCGGGCAAAGTCCGTGGTTAATCTTACTCCAGCAGGGCGGCCAGGTTAAAGACTCCTTTGGCGGTGTAAGCAATGTCGCCAAAATATTGCTGACCTATATCACCCCGCTTAATGCGGCGATCGGGGCCGGTGCGGCCGTTTTCGGTGTGCTGGCGATATCTGTTTATAAGTCCCGGCAGGAAATCGCTGAGGCTAGCAAGATCATCAACGATTCGTTGGGATTAAGTGGTGACAGCGCATCACAGCTGGCGCTTAACATGCGGGGGATTTCTGAGGCGTCAGGCGAATCAATAAAAAGCGTTTCTGAGCTATTTATCACCACCAAAGATGGTGCCGACGTTGCCATTGAGAAAATGATATCTGTCGGTTTTACGTATCAGGATGCTAAAGACAAGGTTAATGAATATAAAAATTCATCGAACTTTACTGCCTTAAACTCGGATATTGAAAACCATAAGCTCAAAGTCTTAGGCATCAAAGCTGCCTGGGGAGAAGCGGAACAGGGGGTAAAAAACTATTATACCGGCGTTAACTCAGGTAAGCAGAGCCTTGCGCTGGGCGGTGCGATCGATCCGATAGTTGCGCTGATGGAGCAGGCCAAACAACTGAGGGGCGATCTCGCTAAAGCCACCATTGATGGGAACCTAGCAACGCAAAAGAATGTTGAGTGGATCACCAAGGAATATCTGGCTACTGACAGGGTTGCTGGCGCTGAAGCCCGATTAAAAGAATCCCGAGAAATCTCGAAGAAAATAGCATTTTCAGGTGATACGGTCGCGATATCAAACGCGCAAAAGTTGATTACGTTGCGCGAAAAGGAAGTAGAGGCGGCCAAAAAAAGCCAGGAACCGAAAAAGGCGAAAGGCGTTACTGTCGCCCCTGGCGATCGAGCCTCCGATACGGTAAATGCTGAAACTTTAGCGTTACAAACACAGCTTAAAGTTCTTCAGCAGCATGCCGGCGCGAATGAAACCATCAGCCAACAGCGTAAAAACTTATGGGAAGCGGAAGCAAAGTTCTCTGTCCTGGACGATGCCGCAAAGAATCGGGCATTAAGTAAAGATGAGCAATCACTGTTAGCGAATAAAAACTCCGTGCTCGCCCAGGCTAAAATCAACGCCAAATTGGGCGATCAGATTGTCGCCCAGCAGGATTTAACAAAATTACAGGAGGCATTGCGCGGCAGGGAAGGAAAAACGCTGGATTTGACAAAGCAGCGTTTTGATTTGCTGGAGCGATTAAAGGCGCAGGGCGGGATATCGCCGGCTGAGTACGATAAAACCTCCGTTGATGTGGCGAATAAGTCAATCACGGCGATGCCACGGGATTTGCAGAAAACATCGAAGAAAGGCGATGCGCTCAATGGCGTGTCGGGCACCTTTGGCAATGACTTGAATCAGCTTTCGAAATTGGATCAGCAGTCAACCGACCTGCAGAACTGGTATCAAAGCAACCTCACAGCACTGGCAGAATACCGCCAACAGCGGTCAGATCTGAATGCTCAATGGGACGCTCAGGAACTGGCGCTAAGACAAAAACAGTCACAGGCAGAACAGTCTCTTGAACAACAGAAAAATAGCATTATTCAGAATGCCGTTCAGTCCAGCCTGGGCTCTGTTGTGGATATTACCCGTACCGCATTTGGTGAAAAATCGGCAATTTATAAAGCCTCGTTTATTGCTGATAAAGCCTACGCGGTCGCACAGTCGATGTTGGCTATTCAAACAGGTATCGCGCTGGCCGTCGCCAACCCCTTTCCTGCGAACCTTGTTGCTATGGCATCGGTTGCCGCCGCTACGGCGAGTTTGGTTTCGAATATTCAATCTATCGGACTGACCGGTATGGCTCACTCCGGCATTGATGCCGTTCCTGAAACCGGGACGTGGTTGTTGCAGAAAGGCGAGCGAGTCATGACATCTCAGACGTCGGCAAAACTCGATGCCACTTTGGAAAATATGCAGATCCAGCGCGCTGAATCTCCCGGTGGATATAATTATTCACCGACTATTCAGGTTAACGGTGATCCTGACCAGCGCACGCTTTTGCTCATTGAAAGCGCGGTATCTCGAGGGGCAAAACAAGGCTATGACTTAGTCACGTCACATATCGCCTCCGGTCGTGGGAATGTATCGAAAGCGTTGGGGAGTGGCTGGTCTACAAAGCGAAGAACCAATTAACTGAGATTGACTCGTTACATTAGCAGCATTAAAGCAGGAGAGAATACATGGTAGATATTTATTATCCGCATGATTATCTGCCACTCCCTTTACAGGATGGTCTGGCATATAAACCGGTAAGCCCATTGCTTCGCACATCCTTGACTTCCGGGAGGGCGCGACAACGCAGGTTGTACATTTCTGTGCCAACGCAGGCAGCGGTAAAATGGCTATTCAAAAAACACTCGCAGGCGCAGCTTTTTGAAGTCTGGTATCGGGACAAGATTGCCGATGGCGCTGCCTGGTTTTATATGAAACTCAAAACACCGCTCGGTGTTGAACAGTACAAATGCAGATTTACAGATATTTATGAGGGCCCGGCATTGTTAGCGGGGAAATTCTGGCAGTTCACAGCAACGCTTGAATTATGGGAGAGGCCAATCCTTCCGCCTGAATGGGGGGATTTCCCCGACTTCATTATCAACAGCAATATTATCGATTTGGCGATGAACCGGGAGTGGCCAGAAGCATGACTATTCTTAACCGTCTTTATGCCTCATCAGGTAATGAGGTAATAATTGAAACATTGCAGATAAATATCGGTGATGAAGTTCATTATCTCTGTAAAGGGTATGAGGATATTACTGCTGCAACCGAAGGTGGGGATACTGTCACCTTTACCGCCTGTGCTATCGATATCGCATTGCCAGCGAGAAACAGTGATGGTACACAGGATTTGCAGTTTGCCATCAGCAATATAGATGGTGAGGTATCCACGGCTATCAGAATTGCCCTGGACAATCTGAGCGGCGCAACACTGAAATACCGTAATTACATCTCTACCGATCTGAACGCCCCGGCATCAACACCCTACACTCTTGCGGTGAAGTCAGGTTCATGGACCGCGCTTCAGGTGCAGATAAAAGCCGGGTATATGAATATCTTGGACACTGCGTGGCCTCGCTATCGTTACACACTGCCTAACTTCCCCGGATTGCGGTATCTCTCGTAAGGAATTCTTATGTTAAACGTTGATAAATACCTTTCGGTCACGTGGCTGAAGGGCGGAAGGTTATACCCAAATTTAGACTGTTTTGGCATTGTGAATGAAATCAGGAGAGATCTTGGCCTGCCTGTGTGGCCTGAATTTGCCGGCGTGACAAAAGATGATCATGGTTTAGATAAATCAGCGCGTGAGCTGATGATGGGGCTAAGGCGTTGCTCTCCAACCGAGGGGGCAGGTATCGCCTGCTATTCAGGTTCATTGGTAACGCACGTTGCCATTGTCGTGAAGATTGATGGGGTTTTACACGCCGCTGAATGCAATCCGCGCATGAATGTAACGTTTCTTCCACTGACTCGTTTTTCGCGCCGTTTCGTCAAAGTAGAATTTTGGCTATGACTATAAAAATTTATCCATCCCGCCTGCCAGGGGAACCGCTTGAAACTCATCATCATAAGGCCATGACGTTACACCATTGGTTTGCCCGGAACGTGAAGGAATACACGCAGGCCAAAATCCCGCCTTTTGTCGTCGAGATAGCAGGCCGTAATGTGCCCCCTGCGGAATGGGAAGTTTGCGAGTTGACACCTGATTCTGATGTATGCATTTACCCAGTCCCATATGGGACTGGGTTGGAGTTCGCAGCCTGGGCAGCGATTGCTGTTGCTGTGGCGTCTGCCGCTTATTCTATTTTTATGATGTCCAGCCTGGATGCCGGGTCATATACGTCATCAACCGGGAAAAGTTTGGACCTGAATCCCGCTGAGGCCAACTCCGCAAAGCTGGGCAATGCTATACGCGAGGTTTTCGGTCGCACCCGTGTTTATCCGGATTATGTGGTTTCCCCGGTTACCCGTTTTGATGCTACCGACCCTACAATCATGCGCGTCAGTATGCTCATCTGCGTCGGTATGGGTAATTTTGCCTTTACCGATGGTGATATCAGAGTTGGCAACACACCCGCATCATCACTTACAGGCTTCGATTATACGGTGTATCCGCCTGGTACTGACGTGTCCAATGATGATCGCAGTGAAAACTGGTTTTCTTCAACCGAGGTTGGTGGAACATCATCAGGATCCGGTCTTGATATGGCACAAACTGCGCCGAAAGCGGATGACATTATTTCTGACAGCATGACGGTTTCCGGTGCCAGCGTTTCATTCACCGGCCTCGACACCGATGACGACGATGATGCGGACGGTGACGATGAAGCGCTGCCAGACTCATGGGGCGAGGGTGGGGTCGTTGAGATTATTGCACCGACAACCTTTAACGTTAGCTCATCATCTGGCTACAGCGTACTGTCAAGTGATTTCCTCTCTGAAATAAATCCGCATGTTGGTATGCCGGTAACCATGACTTACGGCAGCATCGATTATCAACTGTGCATTGCAAGTTATACGCCATCACAGGAGGCAGTACCGGGCGTTGGCGGGAGTGCGGCATCCATTCAGGCCAGCGCAGCACCGACAACTTATGATTTTTCAACCAGTACAGCCACGTTTGATGTGATCTGGCATGGTACCACTTACACTATATCTCTGATTGCTGACTACGTTACGATGTCCGGCCTGGTTGCGGCCATCACCGAGGCGCTGGGAGGTTCTGGTCTTACCGCGCAGAATAATAGCGGCAGGGTGTTGATTGCGGAGCCATCAAGCCCCTACGCTGGCGGTAGTATTATGGCATCCTCTTTGCCATCAAGTGTGTTCGGTTCATCTCCGGTTAATACATCGGGCGCAACGTCATCCGGTGGCAGCGCCGCCGTAACGGCAAGCGTCACGCTGGCCTACGATAGCGCAACAGGTACAGCATTTACGGGGGTCCCAACAGGCCAGCAGCGCCTGTCTGTATCCCATCGTGGGTATGAGTACCAGATTGTGTCTGTATCCGGTGCAACAACGATAGTACAACGCCTAATAGATGGGATGGTTGACGCGACATGGCCAGGTTTTTCATCCAGGACAATGATCGACTATGAAGCCAGTGGCATCAATGATAACGATACCTGGATGGGTCCATTCTTTGCCTGTCCGGAAAATGAAATCTGTGACACGATCGAGGTTAATTTTTCCTTCCCGAGTGGTATATGCTGCTTTAACAGCAAAGGAAAGAAGCAGAATCGCACTGTTGAATGGGAAATCCAGTATCGCGTATACGGTTCAGGCAGTGGATGGCTTAGCCACACCGGGAAGTATAGCCTAAAGAATATCAACGGGTTGGGATTCACAGAGCGGATTACCCCTCAGGAACCTGGGTTGATCGAGGTTCGTTGCCGCAGACTGAATGAACAGGGGAGTAGCAATGCTCGTGACTCAATGTTTTGGCAGGCTTTGCGCGGGAGACTGCTAAGCAGACCGTCATCCTATGAGGGAGTGACTCTGATGGGTGTCACTGTTGAGTCGGGAGGTAAGCTGGCCGCACAGTCAGACCGCAGGGTTAATGTTGTAGTAACGCGTCAATACGTCACTGGCACTGCTAGGACTATATCGGGTGCACTTCTACATGTTGGTACTTCGCTGGGTCTGGATATGGACGAGGACACCATTGCAGCACTGGAAATTGTCCACTGGACACCGAATGGAGATTGCTTCGATTACTCCGCAGATTCATCCTCATCAGATTCATCGTCTGCCCTCGACGTGCTCCAGAAAATTACCAATGCCGGTAAAAGTTACTTCCTGTTAAATGATGGCCTGGCATCGGTGGGGCTGGAAGGCGTGAAAACATGGACGGGGATTATCAGTCCGCAGGAAACTACAGAACATCTGGAAACGTCATTCTCTGCGCCGTCAGACGATGACTATGGCGGGGTCGATGTCACATACATCAATGGGATTACCTGGGCAGAGGAAACTGTACAGTGCAGGTTGCCAGGCAATCCCACTCCGTCAAAAGTAGAGGCGTATTCTCTTGATGGTGTTCATGATGGGAGCAAAGCCTATCAGATCGGTATGCGCCGCCTGATGAAATATCTGAAGCAACGTTTGACGCATACAGCTACCACTGAGCTTGATACGCTCTGCTATAACGTCGGCGATCGCATAATTCTGACTGACGACATACCGGGTAATAAAACGGTTTCGTGCCTTATTCTGGCGATGAGGACTACGAATGGCATGACGACTTTCAGTGTAAGCGAGTTGCTTGACTGGACGTTTAATAACCCCCGCGCAGTTATCCGATTTCAGGATGGCACCGCATCATCGCTCTTGGTTGCTACTGAGGTGGGTGATTACGAGATTTCTGTTCCGCATCAGTCTGTATTCGATGAGATTGTGCTAAGTAATCCATCAATAGAGCCACCACGGCTGATATTTTGTGACTCATCGCGAGTTGGATACGACGCGCTGATAACTGAGATCTCCCCACAGAGCAGCGGAACATGCCAGGTTACCGCCAAAGAGTACAGCGCATCATTCTACAATTATGACAATGCCACATATCCCGGCGATGTCGCTTAAATAAAAATACTCAAAATAACCCGCTCCGGCGGGTTATTTTATTATGAGGCTATTATGACCACTTATAAAACCGGAAATCAGTTGGGGTCTTCTGCTGCAAAAGATTTATACGACAATGCTCAAAATTTTGATCACCTGTCTCTGGACCAGGTTAACGAAAAATGGCCAGACCGATTAGGAGGCAATCGACTTACCTGGCATGGAATTGAGAAAATGTCCTTACGGGCGATCTCTCAATACGGCTACATCACTGTTGACTCATTCCAAGCGGGTGCTTCAATTACTCTACCAAATCAGGTACTGAGAGATACAACTACAGGGGAATATTATCGTTGGGATGGAGTATTTCCAAAAATTGTTGCGCCAACTTCTACCCCTGATTCCAGTGGTGGAGTTGGAAATGGTAAGTGGCTAAGTGTTGGCGATGCAACGCTACGTGGTAATCTGGCCTCAAAAGAAGAGGGGTTGGGTGCTTATCTGTCTGGGTGGCAGCGAAACTTTTTTTTGGACACTGTTGACAACGTAGCACAATATCTAAATGGCGGAGATATCCAGATTTATGAATATAAGCATCTTTGCGTTGAAAAGTCAGTAAATGGTGAAATTGTGCTTGATTGGGCGCCGGCATTAACTCAGGCATTAATAGATGGTGCAAATAATCGCCGCATTGTTCGTGTTCCAGGTGGTAAATATTATCTATCATCAATGCAAAGGTTCACTAACTTAGATACTTCCGGAACAAATACAGAAATGAGCACCTATTCACTTGTCGGAGATGGCAAAGACAGAACTCTTTTCTACACAGACAGTGCAGAATCAAACTTTTTAAATTTTTATACTTGCAGAGTTTTTTTGCAGGATTTCACCATGTATCGAATTAATGTAACGCTATTGGTGGAAAGTAATGTTTCGCTCTCTTTACTTTCTCTTGGTGATGTAACTAGCGCTAATGGGGCGGTTCGTGGAAGTTTCATCTCTCGTTTAAGGTTAACCCAGACTGGAATTGGATTACAGATTCAGCATGCATGGGATTGTGTTTTTGAAGAGTTGCTAGTGCAGGATTTCGGTGCTGCTGGGATTTATATAAACGCACACGCCTCTGATAATTCAAATAATCTTCTATTTATCAGACTCCAAGTAGAGACATGCAGATATGCATTTGGTGACTTATCAAGAGCTTTTGCCCTTCGTAATGGGACGGGAACCAATAATAGGAACCACGGTATAACGCTGATTGAGCCGCATATCGAACCGGTGAACTGGAGATGCCGTCATTTAGATTTAGCATATCCTTTGCATTTTGAAATTATTAATCCGTTATTAAATAGGAATAATAACAATGTATATTCCAATGCAATTTCTGGAATACCCTCTGTAACTTCCGAAACAGCAGCGCCAGTAATATATATTAATGATGGTGTAAATACTCATATCAGTGGCGGGCAAATAGCACACATAGGCACACAATCGGACTCAGTATCTGCATTAATGAAGTTCGACGGAATAATGAAAGGTTTTACCTTCGATGGTTATATGGATACAGGGAAAGCAACCCGAACAAATCTTTTATCGGGTTTAGATATTAGCGACTGCATTAATGGCATGCGCGAGATTAACTTAAACGGCGCAACATTGAATTCTTTCAGTACAATGCCTTCTGTCGGCAGCAGGCTAAGAGTTACCCCACTTGACAACTTACAGAAGGCGATGGACTTCGTTGGAGAGCAATATATTCCTGATGTGAGTACCGGACTTACTGGAATGGTGTTGAAGCTTATACAGACAAACACCCAGGATCAGTCAACACCAATGACAGATCTCCTGCAGATATATAGCGCCGGATATTTGAGGGTGCAGGGTTACTTGGGCACAAAAATAACAATTGCACCAGGAGCTATTACAGGGTTTGCTGTAGGCGCTGGCGTAACAAACAGGCGTGGCAAGTATGGAATTTATGGCTTAATGAACGATGCTCAACTTGTTTGTGAGTTCTTTAACGTGCCAGGCTTACAACCAACTTCGATTATTACAGGCAGTAGTGTCAACTTATCACAAAATATCCCTGATTCATCTGTAACAGGGAAGTTGTGCATTTATCAGACAGCTTCTAATAATCAATACATTACTTTGGAAAACCGTACGACAGCAACTATCAATGTGTCGGCATTGTTTTGGGCAAGTTAACTAAGGATATACAAATGGCATTATCAAAATATAGCGCCACACGAACTGTGCAAGCCATGAAGATAGAATCAATTCAAGTTAATCCTGATTTTTCAGCTATTTTAACTGATTCTGATGGAACAACCATTATTGTTTCACAGGAATATGTATTAAGAGAGAAGCCAAGCGCAGGAGGGTATTACATGAAGGACTCTGATGGGTTTGAAAGTTATATAATTCGCGATATTTTCGAAGATAATTTTTCGGCATGATGTAAATTGAATCCGCTTCATTAGGATGAGTCGGATTCAATTAATTATCTAGGCCACTGATTTATTTCCCTTATAAAGAAGATTCATAAACCTACTAATTGAATAAGAAGCCAAAAGCGAAATAATCGTTGTAAAAGCAAAAACACTAAACTCACTCTTAAAAATTAACACTGAGATGCTAAGATGTATAAATTGATGAATGTACATTATCAGCATGGATTCTTTACCGGCAAATAGAATTAAATGGTTTTGCATAAATCTAAAAGATGATAGGCGATGTATTAACGTAATTATACTTAATGATACAAGCAGGCTGAAAAATGGAACGCCATAATCAGAAGACTTCATGTTGAATTTCATAAGTTCTGGGCTAATGACTGTAATGTATATTCCAATTGCAGAGATTAATAAAGGAAATATCACATTAATCTTTTTATTAAGTTGCCTGGCTGTAAATCCAATATACATAATAGCAATGGAATAAAAAACAACTCCAACATTAAACGGTAATGGAGTCTTCACAAATGAGCCTAGAATGTAAGATACACATAATGACATAAAAATAAAGAATGCAATAACTTTCCTTTCCATATGTAAAACAAGTAAATTAAGAATTTGCTGACTAATAAAAAACACCGTAATAAACCAAAAAACCCCAAGCCAACCAGTGAGATATTCACCGCCATATATACTCTTCGCTATTATTTTTATAATTATGGATACTGTCACACCTCCATTTATAGCTAGTAAAAGTATCGTCATCATAGTAAATAAAAACATGAATATTAAATATGGAGTCAGTAGTTTTTTTGCTTTTGACAATAAATATACCTTTGGCGCTCTTGGTTTAAATAAATATCCGCCGATGAAGAAAAACAAAGGCATATGGAAAAGGTATATTATTTCAGAAGGTAATCCTGTGAAAACATGACCAGCGATCACTGATAGGATTCCAATGCCCTTGGCACAATCCACCCAATATGTTGATTGCAAGTCATTTTCTTGTTTAAGCATATATTCAACCCTTACAATTTGTTGATTATTTTCTTACAGTATCCTAAGAGTTTTTACTTTTTACTGGATAAGTAAAAAGGAATTCCAAGTTCAGTTTTTTTACTAAATCATAAAATATTATAGGGATCACTACTCCTGCAATAGTCCCAGCAATCATGTGTAAGTGCCAGTTGCTAACCCCTAATACTTTACTTAGAATTATCCTTGTGCCACTTGCACAGAGTATGTGCACAAGGAAAATAACCATACTAACATTTCCTATCTTACTTAGTAAATCAACCTTTATTGAGCTGAGAGTCAGAGATAAAACATAAATTAAGAATATTGAAACCATAGCAACAACGAATGTTGAAATACCTACTCTGTCATAGATCATGCCATCAATGAAATGAAATTTATATTGAACAAGAAGGAACAAGAAGACTGATATAAGCAAAGTCGCTGCGTTTGTTTTTGTAACCATTTGGTCTAATTTCAAAGTACTAAAAAAACATCCTGAAAAGAAAAATACAATATTATTTGTTATGAAATTTAAGTGAAATGAATATCCAACATTTAAACTATAAATATATAATAAAAATGACAATGCGGTTATTATTGGCAATTGAGTTATGAAGCTTCTTTTGTTATATATTAAACATGCCACTATAAAAATCATAAACAAAGCATAGAGAAACCAGAACTGACCGATTGGCTGATATGGAAAAGAAAGAACAGAAATGAAATCTGTTTTTTTATTTGTAAGGTTTGAAAGCAATACAGCGATAGATCCCTGAATGACTGACCATATGACATAAGGGTATACTATAGTAGCTACCTTCTTCTTAATTAATTCGGGCTTACCACTTTTTTGTATAGATCTTATAAAGAAAAGTCCTGAAAGAAAGAAAAACAAAGGCATATGAAAGGTGTAAATGATGCTATCGAAAATTTTAAAGAAAGGTTCTGATATAGATATACCAGCGCTATCCAAACCTCTATTAACGTGCCCAATGACAACCAATATTATCCCTATGCCTTTAGCATAATCTACCCACTGTTCTCTCATTTTTAAATACTCATCTAATATATTGATTATGGAATATCTAATTTAATTATTACACTAGTAATTTCGACTGAGGTTAAAATCTCATTCATTATCCTCCAAGAACATAAGCCCGCTTCCGATATACCAAACCTATAATCCACACTAACGATGACGATCGCGACAGGGAAAAGATGCCCCAATTCCTTAACTTAATTTTATCCTCTATATCCATCACATCAAAGTCAATGATTTTTATGTGTTAGTTTCTGCTGCTCATAACTTAACAATTGTAACTACATAAATATTAAGAGATTGGTAGTACATTTATATACGTATTGATTTTCAGCTTAGTTAGGAGGCTATATGAAACGACTATTTTACCTGGTCAGAAGTGGGAAAAAATCATAACTTTTGAACGTTCACGACTTGTAATCCCAATCAATTATAAAGGCAAAAAAACCTATTTATATTATGTATTTTTGGCATAAATCTATGGATCATAAAAAACATGCAGGATTTTAAATCCCTTTTGCAAGCTCCCTTACATCTAAAAAACCTCCCCCAAAAATTTTCAACTTTATGGAAGGAAAGGTTATTAAGATATTGAGAAATATTTTCACCTCCAATTATATTATCTTTCTGATTTTAATTGAATAATTCTAATTTTCACGCATAAAGAAATCGTATTCGGTCTTTTTTTACTTATTTTTAAACACTTAATTTATATCCCATCTTAACTCCTCTCTGCCTAAAAATTCCCCAAAGCCGATTTCGTCATTTTCCCAACATCATTCAAGCAGTTTTGCCCGCGTCCAGGGTGGTTTGCCTGTGATTTGCGTAGCGATATGTTCGAGAAGCTGCTGCGTGGGTGCTTTCTTGCCAAAGCTCATCAGTGACAGAGGAAGAATAAGCAGAATCACTAATGGAGTGAATGTGAAATAGTGCATGTCACGATCGTGTTGTGTATATAAAAAGATGAGGCTGAAAAGACTGCCGAGAATTAATCCTGAGATCACTTCGCTGACGGAATGAGCATGCAGTGCGAGCCGACTGATACCCACCATAATGGCAATGAAATACCCAGCAGTAATCATCAGCCTGCGTCTGTCAGGTTGAAAACGTTGGCCTATCAGCCAGAATATGATCGGCCATAAGGTGGCTGACATCGTGGTATGTCCGCTGAAGCCTGTAAAATTAAATGTATTGCTGCCAATGCCCCAGGCGAGAAACAACAGCTTTGAGATGCTGACCGCAAGGCCAGAAATACCCAGTATAATCAGCCAGATTAATGCTGTAGCTGGGTTGTCAGCCTTCCATAACATGAATAAAGCGAGAGTTATCCCGGTGGGTAAAATGAGCATGCTGTCGCCAAAATAGGTCAGGATATTCCAAAGCAAGACGTAGCCCTCGACGATCAATAGTAAATTCTTCAAAAGAATCAATCGGGAAGTGTATCAGAAGGTTTTTTTTTACCAAAAGAGATTAGCTTCTCTCACTTCATTTTCAGACTGCAACCCGATTTATGTACAGGATTACATGCCTTGTAAACCTGGCAATACAGTCCTAATTTATTGTATTACATAAAATAACTATTATTTGTATTGCAGTTATAGTGGAAGCATTACTGTGCATCAGAGAAATTGCGGAAACACGAATAAGCTACGGCTGCCCACGCATTAATCCGCAGCTTTATATCGACGAGGAAGGTGAGCTCTTCGCGAAAGAGGACACGCTATTGCTCAACACACTAGGGGTATCAGCCGCATATTCTGGTGCCGTTATTAAAGCATTAAAGAAACGCAATGAAGACCAGGCAGAACTTATCTCAGCGTTATCCGAACGGCTAAAACAGATCGAGTCAACGCTTGGGATTAACAACAAACCTGCTTCATAACTTTCTTTCCTTACCGAAAAGCAGCCGACATAAACAAAAAAGCCTTCGCGAACGAAGGCTAGTGAATTATCACCAAATTTAGTTTAGGAACAGGAGTGTTACTCCTCTGTTGAGGATAGCTCAAGAAGTAGATTTGGCTTAAGTAAATGTAGCTTGTAGTTAAAAAAAACCCGCGTTAACGGCGGGTTATCAGAAGATAGGCACTCATAGCGCCTTGGCAGGCTTGCTGCTCTTGTGTCAGCTATTCTTATTTTAGATGAATTTTGAATAAAGTTTATAAGCGGTAGATACTTTACAAAAAATCTCCGGTTAACATGACTAATATCATTTTTTTGTTAGTCGGAGTTACTATGCAAGGTGTTGATTCTGCCTATCAAGAGGCATGCAGGATGATTGGTGAGTGTTACCTTATGCTTGCGGAAGATGAGGGGGGAGTCAGCCGGAGGCGCATGGTTATATGGCTGGAGCGAGTCCAGGAAGAAGTTGTTGATTCGAACAGTAAACAAAATGATGCCTTACAGTTAGCGATACAACGTCTAAAGGGCTGGTAGTGTACAGGCACAAAAAACTCGGCTCGGTAGCCGGATTAAGCGGCATGTTGTTCGGCTTTAATCAGGCGTATTGCCGCTTGTTGTACAGTAGTAACCGGAACAACTCTTATCGAGTGTTTGTCGCCAATCTCTTGTAAGGAATGAATGGCTTCATTCAATTTCAAAAATTGAGGTTTCCCATAAGTTGGATCATCATCTTGTGGGCGATAAACTATGAATTCAAAAGTATTTCTTGTGTAAATATCATGATCTTTAACAGATAACAGATCTAATATTCTTGCTTTGTTACGGTCAAGATGGCTTGCAAGATTCGTCGGGATCAATCTATCGGTATTTATAGCCACATTTGCACTTAAATAAAATATTTTCGCAGCCCTTGCCTGACCATCAACTTTAAATTCTTTATTGAAATATTGTTCAAAAGATGGCTGATCATTGATAACTTTTGCCTTTAATTGGCTAGCCCACGTATTTTCTGATGAGTATTTTTCATCATTTTCATCCTCGGAAGAAAAAAAATCCAATGATGAAAGGCTTGCCGTTAATTGGACTGCTTGCCTCAAAACACCAGTCATATCACTTGATTGTGCGTGTGAGATTTCACCCAAACTCGCTGCAACAATAGGTGATGTCCATCCGTGAAAGTTATTATATTGCTTGAGGTGGCTCTCTAGGCTTTGAATAATCATTTCAATAATAGAATTAAAATGATTGTGTTTATTTCCATACATCGCTTTTACAACATGCGGACGTATAGCATTGCAAACTCTTACAGAACCATCCTCAGAATAGGCAGCTATAATTACGGTGAATTTTTCTCCAGAACCCATCATGGGCTCAAGATACACTGGCGCCCAAGTAGCTCTAAAACTCGGCGTGTGTGGTGCTAATGTAAAAAGTTCATTGTAATTAAGCATTTAAAAAATCCGATTGAGATGCCCCGGCACGTACATTTATCATTGATTTTAGCAGATTTTGCCTGACAGACAAGAAATTACCCAATGACGCTACAATGACTTTATCACCATTGATCCCATTTATTGCATTATCCACAATATGGCTTGAAATTAGATTTTCAGTCCAAGAATTCCCATTGTTGGAAATTTCTGTTTTTTCAATGTCATTCTTGCAAAGACTAACTGCTAAGGAAAATAGTTGATTATTCCAATCGCCTGGCGGTGTTTCTGGAGGATATAAAGCATGTAATGTTAAACCATGATCAATTAGATGAAATTCACTTCCATCATAGAGCAAGTTTCCAGGGTGCCTATCAGCATTAAAAATTAACTCATCAAAAAACGATGCAGATTGTAAATGAACCCAAGTTTTCAATTTTGACAAAATCAGTTCTCTATCAGAATCTTTTGCAAGATAATGAGACAAATTTGGATAGCCAATATCACTGCTACCGAAAAGTGGTTTTTCTTCTTTGTCGAAGAGTAAAATCGGTTCAGGAATTGGAAGGTTAAGTTCTCGACCCATTTGTGCGCACAAAACTTCGCAAAGAAGTTCCCTATCAGAAAGATACTTTGCTATAACTTGTATTTCTTCATCACAAACGAGAGCAAAACCTCTTAATGCGCCATTTATGCCTTCGCCAACAGGACGCGAACCTTCCAGTAGAATACCAACCTTCAAAGTCTCCATTGTATTTATCTCCACCTTCCCGGTTAATTTAAATTAACGACCCGATCTACTGTCGAGTTCGCGCTGTGTGTACTTCATCAGCAAGGCCGAAAAACTCAGGACATCATAGACCCGAAAGGGTGCAACACAAATACTGGGGATATATCAGGGAAAGAACTACACTTTTTGTATAAGTCATATAAACGGCGCTGAAATGCAGTGGTGGGAATGAACAGGACGAAATTGATAGTAGAAGAAGGTTATGGCTGAAACCAGTCATCCGCGCTCTCCCACGTGTCCTGCAACATCACATCTATTACTTCTTTATCGTGAGTCGTCGTCCCTTCATCACTACCAGCTTGACGAACGCTGAACGTGGCACCGGGGTAATTTCTTTCAAGCCGTTAATCAAACTCAACTTTGAAGGCTTCGACAGCGCCAGCGAGCAACTGCTCGGTTTTATCGATCACACGCTTTGTCCATTCGGCCAAGATCAGCGCATTGACATTCGGCACACCGGCCATATTTCTTTTGTTGTACACCCGCTTAACAAGCATAAACTACCATGCACAAAACAAACTGAGTATGCATACAGCAATATTTGTCTTAGTAAAATAAAACCTTTCTGCAAAACTAAATTTATTCCTCATGAATTCATGGGGATGCGTGGTGGGGTTTATTTACGTAATCAAACTGAAAATCAAGTTAATAATCATATTAAACATATAGTTAATGGACATTTCACTTCCTACGACTTCGGTATGGGTATCACT